CTATCGCAAAGATTCCTGAAAACGAAGAACTCGGTGAGAAGATGGTTGAGATCTGTCTTGTTATCTTGGGTAAAGCGGTTAAGCTGACCAAGACTGACATGGACGATCAACTTCTTGAGGTTGTCACTAAGGCAATCAAGAACAGAGAAGCTGAATAATTTTATAAATATCAATATAAGATTTTAATATAGGTAAGGACACATGGCTCTTTGGGGCGTATCAGACTCATTATTCTCTACCGGCACAATTAGCGTGAACCTTACCACCAAGGTTTGCACTATCAGCACTGGAACTCTTCCTGCTGCTTCTACTATTGAAGGCACGGTAGTTACCATCACTGGTAAGGGAAGTGCAGTTATCAAAGAAAGAACTGGTAACACAACCTTTACTATCCACAATACTACAGGTCTTGACGGAACTGCTATCAGTGGTGTTGCTTACAACATCTCTGAGCAACCTATCTACTTGAATGAAGATAGCAACTACGGCGGAACCGAAATCTACGGTGTAGACGAGGCAGAGCAACAGAAGACCAACTCTGGTTCTTCAACAGCAACTGCTGAACAGAAGAAGTACAACCCTGCTCACGCTGGTTGGGTTGGTATTCAAACCTACACTGATGGACACGGTAACTTACGTGTCAAGACAGAAGTTCTTGTTGCTGGTAGTTCCATCACTGCTGACGCTGCTGACGACGCACTGCTTCCTGAATGATAACATGGGTTAATATATGAGATTTGACGAATTGAATGAGAGTAACTACTTACTCTTCGCTATAAAATTCTACGATAACCCACAGTCAGTTACAAGGGACGACTTTGAGTCTGATCTTAAACGTATTAGATACGTGAAAAGATTATTGAAAAGGTATAAGAATAGTGGTGAGTTGAAGGTTCACCTTATTTTGAACCACCTCATAGTTTTATTTAATGTGTTTAACGACGCAGCAGTCCCTCTGCTATTTTATAATCTTGATGAAGAACTTTGGCCAGCGATAAAAAGTTTCCTAGTATTCTTGAATAGGTTGCCTGAGTATCCTAAGAGTAATATTGACGACTTTGATATAGACCAACACTGCTTAGCACAACTAAGAGCATTATGAAGATCGACAGAGTTATTGAAATTGTTCGCAACTATAAGTTGTCGGAGGAGATGTCTGTCGGTGCTGGTGGGTTTACACAATCTGCTGATGCTAAGGGTCCTGTCGCTGGTTATGATAAACCATTGAAAAAAAGATATATCTATCAGAAAAACTCAAGGAAGAATTGGTTGAAGAAAGATGTGGTCTGACTCAAAGGTTGCTCAGTTAGAGACGAAGTTAGATATTTACGAAGAGCTCTCCAGAGAGATGCTAGCGAAGTTAGAAACAGCTGTTGATAAGATATCTGAAGGTAATACAAGAATCGCTCAAATCCTTGCGAAGCACGACGAAAGGATTGAGCAAAGTATTAAAAGTGATGAACTCATCATCAAGATGATTGATGAGATGAAGGTTAATAGTGATAAGAATACTCAAATACTTCATGGTAGAATTGATAAGATACAAGAGGAGATAAAGGCATTCTCAAAGTTTAGATGGCAGGTAGGTGGTGTGCTCGTAGTGGCAGCACTTATTATTGGTGCAGGTAGCAGACTGGCACCTATCTTCTTGACTCCCGAAACTCAGCAAGTTATAATAGAGCGACAGTAAAACCCTTACATAATGGATCTAGTTGACTCCAAGTATATTGGACTAGTTTCCTCGCGTCTGCAGAAATTCAAGAAGGTCAAGAATGACCTTTACAACTTCCGCTGCCCTATCTGTGGTGACTCTCAGAAGCACAAGAATAAGGCACGGGGGTATTTTTATGTCGTGAAGAATAACACTAACTTCAAGTGCCATAACTGCGGCGCTAGTCTTTCCCTCAATAACTTTTTGAAGACTATTGATACTACTCTTCACAAGCAATACACTCTTGAGAAGTTCAAAGAGGGGCACACTGGTAAGGGTTTTGTTGTTGAAGCACCGAAACTGGAGTTTAAGAAACCAGTATTCAAAACGAAGTTGGATCTTCCAAGAGCATCAGTGAATGATGCTGCCAGAGAATATCTCATTAATCGTCGTCTTGATCCAGAAAAGTTTTACTTTACTGACAGTTTCAAAAAGTGGACAAATACAAAAAAACAAACGTTTGACTCCACATATAGGGACGAGGCACGTATCATCATACCAATGTATGATAAAACCAAGACACTCATCGGTTTCCAAGGCAGAAGTCTAGTTCCTAACTCTGTTAAATATATCACCGTGATGATTGACGAAGAGGCACCGAAAATCTATGGACTTGATAACATCAATGAAGAACTACCAGTCTATGTGGTCGAAGGACCCTTTGACAGCACTTTCATCGACAATAGCGTGGCTTTGTGTGGTAGTGACGGTGACCTGGGTTATTTTGAGGGAAGCAGTATCGTTCTTGTTTACGATAACGAGCCCCGCAATAGAGAAATTGTCAATCGAATTGGGAAATGTATTGACAGAGGTGAAAAGGTCGTCATCTGGCCAAACGGAGTAGAACAGAAAGACATCAACGATATGGTCCTTGCTGGACATGATGTTATGAGTATGTTAAAATCAAATACATATTCTGGTTTAGAAGCAAAAGTTAAATTCAACACTTGGAAGAAAATATGAGTAACGGTACAAAAGTTGTCAAGAGAGATGGTAAAACCGAACTTCTTGATCTGAATAAACTTCACGTCATGGTGGAGCAGGCATGTAAAGACCTGGCAGGAGTCTCTGCTTCTCAGGTTGAAATTCAGTCTGGTATTCAGTTTTATGATGGCATCACTACAGCAGAAATTCAGGAGATCCTGATTCGTTCTGCCTCTGATCTTATTGATCTGGACCACCCCAACTATCAGTTCGTAGCAGCGCGTCTGCTGCTGTTTGCTCTCCGTAAGCAACTGTTTGGTCGGATGCATGAGAACCCGTCTGTGAAGGCGCATGTAGAGCGTTGTGTGAGTCTCGGTGTCTATGACCCTGAGATTCTGAATCTTTATACTGACGAAGAGTTTGATAAACTCCAGTCATATATTGATCACAGTCGTGACTATTTGTTTACATATGCTGGTCTTCGCCAGGTCGTAGATAAATATCTTGTTCAGGATAGAAGCAGTGGTTCTGTTTATGAGACACCACAGTTCATGTATCTCTTGATTGCAGCGACTATCTTTTCCAAGTATCCTAAGGACACACGTCTCGACTACGTAAAGAAGTACTATGACGCAATCTCAAGACACAAAATCAACATTCCCACACCTATCATGGCAGGAGTGCGAACTCCACTTCGACAATATGCTAGCTGTGTTCTTGTTGATGTTGATGACTCCCTCGATTCTATCTTTAGCTCTGATATGGCTATTGGCAGATACGTTGCACAAAGGGCGGGAATCGGTATCAACGCAGGCAGAATCCGTGGCATCAACGCTAAAATCAGAGGCGGAGAAGTTCAACACACAGGCGTTGTACCTTTCCTTAAAAAGTTTGAATCAACTGTCAGGTGTTGTACACAAAATGGAATACGAGGTGGCTCAGCGACTGTCCACTTCCCAATCTGGCACCAAGAAATAGAGGACATCATTGTACTTAAAAATAACAAGGGCACTGAGGACAACAGAGTCAGGAAACTGGATTATTCTATCCAAATCAGCAAACTCTTCTATGAACGATTCATCAAAAACGAAGACATCAGTCTCTTCAGCCCTCACGCTGTTCCAGGTCTGTATGATGCTTTTGGGACTCCTGAGTTTGATGAACTATACGTTCGTTATGAATCAGATGACTCTATTCCGAGAAAGACTATCGGCGCTCAAGAACTCTTTCTGGACCTCTTGAAAGAAAGGGCAGAAACTGGTAGACTGTATATCATGAACATTGACCATTGTAACTCTCACTCGTCCTTTACGGACAAGGTTGAGATGAGCAACTTGTGTCAAGAGATCACTCTCCCAACAAAACCACTTCAACATATTGACGATGAAACTGGAGAAATTGCTCTCTGTATCCTTAGTGCTATTAATGTTGGAAAAATTAGGGATCTTGAAGATCTTGAAGTTCTCTGTGATCTTGCTGTTAGGTCTCTTGATGAACTCATTGATTTTCAAAACTACCCCATCAGAGCAGCAGAAATTGCAACAAAGGCACGCCGCTCACTTGGAATTGGTTACATCGGTCTAGCACATTACCTTGCTAAGAACGGTGAAGGGTATGGTGATCCAGGCGCTTGGAAACTTGTTCATAACCTGACGGAAGCATTCCAGTACTATCTCATTCAGTCCACCGTGAACCTTGCTAAGGAAAAGGGTGCCTGTGAGTACAGTAGCCGAACCAAATACGGAAATGGAATTCTTCCTATTGATACATATAAGAGTGATGTAGATGAGATAGTGCCAAATGAGCTTCACTATGATTGGGAAGGTCTTCGAGCACATGTCCGTCAATATGGAGTCAGGAACTCAACTCTGTCGGCTCAAATGCCATCGGAGAGCAGTTCCGTTGTGTCAAACGCAACAAATGGAATCGAGCCACCTAGAGCCTTTCTGTCCGTTAAGAAGTCAAAGAAAGGAGTTCTCAAACAGATTGTTCCTCAATATGGAACTCTTAAGAACTCTTATACGCTTCTTTGGGATATGGAGTCCAATCGTGGTTACATTAATATTGTTGCTGTGATGCAGAAGTTCTTTGACCAAGCGATCTCTGGTAACTGGTCGTATAACCCGACTCACTTCCCAGACAATGAGGTCCCAGTTTCTGTAATGGCACAAGACCTTCTGACTACATACAAATACGGTTGGAAGACCTCATATTATCAGAACACATACGATATCAAGACTGACGAGGTTGAAGAAACCAAAGAGTCACTTGATAGTTTAATTGCTCAACTAGAACAAGCCGAGGAGGAAGAGTGTGAGTCTTGTAAGATTTAAGACAAACAGCGAGAGTAAACCAATGGTCGATTCAATGACCGTTTTCAACTCAGAAGAAGTTGACACTAAAAAACAACCTATGTTTTTCGGTAAACCACTAGGTGTTCAGAGATACGACTCTTACAAATATCCAGTTTTTGAAAAACTCACAACACAACAGTTAGGTTACTTTTGGAGACCCGAGGAGGTCTCCCTCCAGAAAGATCGCAGCGACTATCATCTGCTGCGCCCAGAGCAAAAGCATATCTTTACTTCTAACTTGAAGTATCAGATCATGCTTGACTCTGTTCAAGGTCGTGGTCCTGGTATGGCGTTTGCTCCATACTGCTCACTTCCTGAACTGGAAGCGTGTATGAAGGTCTGGGAGTTTATGGAGATGATCCATAGTCGTTCCTACACCTACATCATTAAGAATGTCTACTCAGACCCATCTGATGTGTTTGACCATATTCTTAATAATGATCGTATTGTAGAACGTGCTAAGAGCGTTACAGAAGCATACGATGACTTCATTAACGCTGCCCATCATTATGATAACTCTAATGACTGGAAGCACGCTCTTGAACAAGTCCCATATGCACTCGAAGGAAGGTATGAACTCAAGCGCAAACTCTACAGAGCAGTTGCAAACGTTAATATACTTGAAGGTATTCGCTTCTACGTATCCTTTGCTTGCAGCTTTGCGTTTGGCGAACTCAAGCTTATGGAAGGAAGTGCAAAAATCATCTCTCTGATTTCGCGTGATGAGAACCAGCATCTTGCCATCACTCAGAATATTCTGAAGAAGTGGTCTGATGGTGATGACCCTGAGATGGCACAAATTGCTAAAGAGGAAGAACCTTGGATCATTCGCACATTTGAAAATGCCGTGAACCAAGAAAAACTTTGGGCAGAACATCTGTTCAAGGATGGTTCAATGATTGGTCTTAATGATAAACTGCTGCAGCAGTATGTTGAATGGGTTGCCAATCGCAGAATGAAAGCCATTGGACTCAAACCGATCTATGACATTGCCGCAAAGAACAATCCACTTCCTTGGACAGAGCATTGGATCTCTTCTAAAGGTCTTCAGGTTGCCCCACAGGAAACCGAAGTCGAATCCTACATCGTTGGAGGAATCAAGCAAGATGTCAAAGCAGACACATTCTCAGGATTCTCCCTCTGATTTAGAGGAAGTTTGGGAGGAGATGGAGAAGATTGAACCTCTTACTCCATCTTCCACAGATGTAGAAGACTCATACAGAGCATATAAAGAAGCAGCATTGTCTGATGCATATATGTTCGGTGAATATGATGGATATGAAGCATTTAAGAGAGAGGACTGAGGTCCTCTCTTTTTTTATAAATATCCATATAGGAAAAGTGTGAACACATGAAGTCGTTCAAAAATTTTATCACTGAGGTTGATACACCACAACCTCAGCGAGAGAGACGTAGAATAACTAAAGAATTATCTCCTACGGCACCAGCACCTACACCAGCACCGGAACCTCCTCCAAATCCTGCAGGAAGAAGGAGGACCAGATCTAGTGCCGTTGTAAGAGACCTTGAGACAGCAGCTGCATCAAGTGCACCTACTCTTACCGCTGCACAGCGTGCTGCTATTGAAAAGGGATATAGAACCCCATCAGGACAACAAACAATAAGAGGACTTGAAACCTATGCTACTCGTAGGGGTGCAATGGGTTATGGTGATCCTGGAAAAAATCCTGCACAGTATGGTGTTGACCCTAGAGCAGTGTCTGTTCAGTCAAGAGAAAGAACCGCTGCTGCAGCTGCAGGAGACCCAGTAGCAAGAAGTGGAATAAAATCTGACTACAAGAAGATCGATGCAAAATATCCAAATCCAAACCCAACAACTGGATTTGCTGACTTTAGTAGAAGAGCTACTGCTGCTGCAGACATAGTTGGTCAACCAGATAAATCTCAGTTGAGAAACGTTGCTGATACTCTCAGAACACAAACGGACGATGAAATTCTCCAAAAGGCAAGCTCTAATATTCTTGGTGGTGGAAGAAAACCTGATTCCTCTGATGAACTTGTAGGATCTCCTACAGCAACCTCTGGAACTGGTGAAAGATTTAGAAGACAAAGAGCACAACCCACACCAGAACCTCCAGTAACTAAACCAGAAAGAGCACAACCCACACCAGAACCTCCAGTAACTAAACCAGTTGGAACTGGTGAAGCATCTCGTGCTACGGCTAGAAATGATGCATTGAGAGACATTGATGCATTAAGAAATAAAGATCTTGATGATGCAATGAGAAATCTCACAACAACTGGTGATGTAAAACCTAAAGGAACTATAGGAAGGACCAGACAAGGAGCTCCTATCACAACTAGCACCACACGCACTTCTACTGCTCCACCACCAGCACCAAAACCTCAGGTTGCTGTAACTAGTGCTATAGATAAACAGAGACAGTCTGCTGCTGCTTCAACTCCTGACGCAATTAAGAAGCAGAATGCTGCAGTTATGGGTTCTGCTGCTAGAACTTTGGGAAGAGGTTTATCTGCTTACAGTGGATATAACACAGGAGTGCAACGGGGTGAAGGTACTCAGGGTGCTCTCGTAAGAGGAATTGGTGCCGCTGCTGCCACAGATGCTTTGTCTGCTGCAGCATACAGAATGCTTCCAAAACCACTCAAAACAGTTGGTGCTGTTGTTACTCACGCTGCATCACAACAAGGAGTTAACTCTCTCATCACAGTACTCAGACAACAGTTGGGGATGAAATGAAAACATTCAAACAATTTTCCGAACAGGCATACTCACAGGCGCACTTAGTTGAAAACCCTATCTTGAGTTATGCTAGTGGTGTAGCAAAAGATATTAAAAATATACCTGGTAACATCAGACAAGGTGTTTCGTCACTGAGAAAAGATCCAGTCGGAACTATCAGAAGAGGTGCAAGAGGTTTAGGATCTATGATGGTTAAAGGTGAGATTGGTAATCAAATAACAAGACCAATTAAAAACTTGACTGGTAATAATCCAGCAATAAACTTTGCTCTTGATAGTGCCACTGAAGTTGCATCAGTAACTCCAGGATGGAGAAGTGCTGCAAAAAGGGTATTACCTGCTGTAGCTAAACCTCTTGCACTTGCTACTGCTGGTATTCTTGCAACACCCACAGCAACTGCTGATGGAACACTTACTGGTGCTCAGAGAAGAGAACTGGATCAAAGAAGAAGAAAGAATCCAAACAAGATGGGACCTGCATATTGATAAATAAAAATATACTTTAAGTTAAGAAGATGTCTGGGTTATCTCATAAAAGTCATGGTGAGTTGAATCAAATCACCAGTAAAATTATGCTTAGTGAAGCACCTGGTGATGGAGTTAATACAGGAGTAGGTGGTGCTATTCTAGGTGGTGTTGCTAATGCAATAAAATTTGGTAATACTGCAAGGAAATTTGCACAAGCCAAGGGAACCGAGCTGGCCAAGTATGCACGGAAAGAATTATCTCCTATTATCAAAAGGAACTTAAACCTTGATCCAAACAAACCACTTGCACAAGGTCTTTTGGATGCAGGTGCTAAAGCAACAACTAATATCGGTTCAAAACTTGTGAGAGATGCTGGTAAAACTGTCAATACTCTTGCAGGAACTACATATAGACAGGCAAGATTTGTTGGAAAAAAATTAGCTCCAGCAGTTCCTTTAGCAGGTGCGGCATATGGAGTTGGAGAAATTGTTAATGACCTTCAAAAACCACCTGGAAAGTCTGGTATCAAGAAATTTTTTAAGAATTTGACAGGAGGAGGAAATACTCAAAAAGAAGAAGTTGAAGTCTTGAGCGAAGAGTTTATCGCAGAGAGCACAGAATATCTTTATCATGCGATTACTGGTTATCTTCTTGAAACTAAGTTAGCGGATGATCTTGATAGAGCTCATACCATCATGGAAAACATGAGTGATGAATGGGCAGAAGAAATTATTCAAAAAGTTGTGCTTGCAGACGATGAGTAATTTAAACGAATATAATCTAGGTTTAGATTTTCTTTCTTATCAGGGACAAAAGCAGGGTGGTAAATATTATTCACCAGGACGTGTTCCTATTACTGGATGGAGAACACCTTTTGGTGGAGCATATGTAGGTCCTGATGAATATAAAAAAAGGGAGGGTAAGTATCCCCCTGGATACAGTAAACCATCCGACCCAAGTAATACCGTCCCTGCAGGGTCAATGAATATTTCTCCTAAGGGTTCTACCCGTGAGAAAGAACTTGAAGCACAAATCAAACGTGATAATGCTGCTAGAAAAAGTAAGACAGAACCTGCACCTGCACCTACTCCCGCTCCAGCACCTGCACCTACTCCCGCTCCAGCACCTAAACCTAAAGGTTTAGATCTTGATACTATGAGACAATATGGTGGATATGGATATGATAACACACTTACAAATACCGATAACATTTACAGACAGATGAAAAGAAAGTACAAAAAGGAATCTTATGATGTAGTTCTTGAATACCTGCTCTCTGAGGGGCACGCAGAGACCTTAGAGGAGGCGAATTATGTAATGATGCAGATGACCTCTGAGCACCTTAGAGACATTGTAGAGGAAGGAAGAATAGGACGTTCCAACCCATCTATCAATGGTAAACCAATTCCAAACCCTCCAGGTCATCCTAAGGTAGATGAACCTGTGTCATACTCTCCTTCAGAGAATGCTGATGCAAACAAATACAGAGAGGCAAGTCAAAAAGCTGGTAGAAAAATCCGCGCAGACGAACCACTGCCCAAAAAATGAAGACGTATAAAGAATTCTCAGAGAGGGCATACTCATCTCAAATTGATGAGGGTGTTAGAACATTTTTGAAAGGTGTTATCAAAAAACCACTTCAAAAAGCAGCAACAGGTGCTATGAATTGGTTTAACAAAGGAAAGAATACTCGCATTCCAAACGAGGCACAGGCACCCTTTGGATCGCCTTTAGAGTACTTCAAGAAGAATCCTAACCCTAAAACTCTGTTTGGTGATGATGCCTTACAGAGAGGTATGAGTAATAAGGCATACAAGGCAGGTGAAAAACCTGGACTTCTTGGAAGACCTGACAGAGCATTTGGTATTGATATTCCACAGTCAATCAAGCAAAGAAGGATTGTAGGAGTTCCTGCAAGTCAGGGTGGTCCTGGATCAGGTCCAACTCCAATCACTAGAGAACTTATAAAGAGACCTATAAGAGCTCTTAAAGGCTTGACAAATAACTAAAATGTCAATAGACTAGGTTTGTCACGGTTAAAGATAAATAATAGCTCATAGAATTACATAATATGAGTTATGAAAACCCCTGGGTTTTTGAAGGTAGAACTTTTCTATCTGAGGATATTAACGATCTGTACGGTTTTGTCTACAGGATTACTAATATACAATCAGGTAAGAAATACATCGGTAGAAAGTACTTCTGGTCATTTAGAAAACCTCCAGGTAAAAAAAGAAAAGTAAAACAAGAATCTGATTGGCAGAAGTATTATGGTTCTTGTCCTGAGTTGAAGGAAGATATAAAAAAGTATGGTAAAGAGATCTTCAGTAGAGAAATACTGAGTCTCCATGAAACAAAAGGAAATTGTAATTTCGAAGAGACTAAACAACTATTCTTAAACAACGTCTTGTCAGAAGCTCTTGACGACGGTAGTCCTGCGTACTATAATAGCAACATCCTTGGACGCTATATGCGAAAAGACTATGGTAACTTTACAAGAAACTCTGTCCTCAACGAATGACTGGGTAATTGATCGTATACATACTCTCTGTGCATCCAAGTTAGATGAAGATGCTTTTGCAATTCAGTGTGAATTTAACGAATGGTTAGATCCTAATACACAATACCACGACGTTTATTCACTAGAATACTTAGGAGAAACTGATGATTAACACTCACGGACCTTCAAAGGAATTTAAAGAACGAATACTAGCAGAATGCAAAAGACTCACAGAGTCTGGAAAACACGTAGAAGCGTCCTACCTTTATAGAACATACTTTCCTGAGGAGGAAAAACTTGGTTATGATTGCTGAACTACTCTTGACGCTTACGCCAGTTGATTATCACAACTTAGCAAAAGTTGTTCAGGTTGAAGCTGCAAAAAACACTGCAGATGAATATTGTGTTGCTGCATCTGTTCTTAACAGAGTAGCATCTGATAGGTTTCCAAACACTGTCCATGAAGTCATCTATGCTCCTGGTCAATATGAGGGCATATATACTCGCAGATGGATCCCAGTGAACCCTGCCATCAAAGAACGTATTAGTTCTGAAGAAGGTAAGAAACAAATATTAAAATGGTCAGTGATTCTAAACGGTAGAACTGACTTCAAAGGTCAGTCCATGCTAAAATATCGTATGGCATCCGAAGACCCAATGTGCCATCCCAAAGGAAACTACTATCACTATCATTGGCAATGAATTTTAAAACGCTACTCAAAGGCGCTCAAAGTGTAGTCGAACAAGTGTTTATTCCAAAGTCACAAACTCTAGAGTGCTCTATTGATGATACGCCCATTGATTGTGCAGATCTTCAGGAGAACTATGATCAAGGAGAATGTTTCAAGCAAGACGCTATCAATTATTACACGGGTGTGCCTGCTCCTGCATATCTCGCTGATGATGACTGGTTTGGTCCTGCTCCTGTTCGTTCAGAAAAGCAGTTAGACTATATTGAGCAAGAGACTATTGCTAAGCAAGAGAAAGAAGAAAAGCGTAAGGAGTATGGTGGTGAACCTTGTAGTATGCATCAACTGATGTATGAAATGGCTACAAGTAACTGGAACACCGTTAAAGAAAGTCAAGGTGGTTCAGAAAACTTCCAGGAAGGACCTGGTGGTTGGAATTCTGGTAATGGTTGGAGTATTAACAACAAATGAAAAAACTTATGATGGCACTGGCAGCAGCACTTATCTCTGCTCCAGTATTGGCAGATCCACTCAAAGAAAACGAGTACTTCACTCCTCACTCAATGGGATGCATGTTACTCAGGGAATGCACCGATCATGTCAAAGAACTCAAAACAGTCGCAGACCTCAACAAGGATAGTTTCCTTGCTGACGTTGATTATAGTATTGTTGCTGATGAGTTTGACTCTCTCGTCCGATCACTTAATAAGGTCGGAGCTAGGGTTTTTCTAGCAGACCAACGATACTTCCCTGTCGGTCATCGTGGTGTTTATCATACCGTAAGCAATAACTTCTTTTTGAATGTCGCTCACATGCGTCGTCCTGGCACTATGATGTCAGTCATGCGTCATGAAGGATGGCACGCTGCTCAAGATTGCATGGCGGGTAGCATCAAGAATAACTTCATTGCTATCATTAAGAATGAGGAGGAAGTTCCTCGTATGTATGTGAAAATTGTTGAGAGTGCTTACAAGTTTCAACCAGAGGCAATTCCTTGGGAGAAAGAAGCATACTGGGCAGGTCACACTAAAGGTATGACTGCTAGAGCACTTGAGTCTTGTGCTGCTGGCACTATGTGGACTGACTACGAACCAACACCAATGACTCGTGAATGGTTAGTTGAGAAGGGGTTTATCGCTAAATAAAGCTGCCTAACCTCTCTTACCATGCCCGAAGAAGTAAAGAAGGAAGAAGTAAAAGAAGAAAAGAAAAAAGGACCTATTGGAAAGTTGAAAGAAAAGGTTGAGGATTCTGAGGAGCACCTTGCCATTCTTTCAACTTTTGTTCGTTTGGGGATTCTTGTTTGGTCTGGTGGTATTCTCACTCTTAACTATGTGACCATTCCTAATTTCCCACAAGGGAAGATCGATCCAACTTTCATAGCCTCTGTCTTCACTGGGGTTTTAGCTACTTTTGGGGTCCAGACTGCGAAAAATAAGAATGGCAATGGTAGTAGTGCCCCTGCAGGTGGTGTGAGCAAAACTGATCTGGAGAAACTGATCAATGCCGCCGCTCAAACTGCCCCCGCTCAAACGATTAGGATTGAGCAGGCACCTCTCCAAATCGGAAACGGACCAGCAAAGTCAGACGATTCCTACAAGATGTGATGTCATGAATATAAAGTGGGCGATATTGACAGTGGGAGCATTATTTGGTTTTGCTCATATCGGTATTTTAGGACATATTCTTAATAGACCACAATACCCTATTATCAATTTTCCAGACGGTGATTATTCTTCGTTTAAGGTTCAGTCTGGAAAGAATGGTTATAGTTTTGAATACAAGGCAAACGATCCTACTGTATTAGAATCAACTAAATCTTTGATGGTTGATAAAGACAAGCGTGGACTATTCGGTCCTAAGACTGAAATGCGTCGTGAGTTTCGTAATGATCAATATACGATGGATGGCACTCGTAACATAGGAGGTGCTGTGAGTCCTGAGGGAAAGTCCCCTGCAAAAAGCGAAGAGTGCATCAGGGCGGACGCTGGCGCACGAAGTCAAGGTGCGATGGCGGGAACCGCGATTAGTGCTGGTCTAGTCGTCCCCGCAGTTAGTGGTATTCCTTATATTGGATGGTTAGGATCTGGATGGGCAATGCTTCTAGGTAACAAGGTAGGTTCAGAACTTGGTTCTGAAATTGGTTCTGAATTCAATGATTGCTAATGAACTTAGTTTTGAGACCTTTAAATGATATTAACGACGTAACTTGGAGTATTATTATTTCCATTTTGATACTCCTTGCTGGCGTTGCTTATTACATATATACAATCATGAAACTCGCATATGGGGAGTTAGACGATGAGCGATCTGACAAATAAAGACGCAGAACAGGATACTAAGATTGCTGTAATGGACAGCACTTTAGAGAATGCTATTCGTCGCATTGAAATGGTTCATAGTCGTATAGATAAGACTGAAGAAAAAATTAAAGAACTTAAGCAACAAGTTACAGACAACAAAATTTGGATTCAGAGAGCGTCTGCGGTCATTGGTGCAGCAGTAGCTCTTATTGGAATTATTGTTGCAATGCCACAAGATGCAGATTCAAAGGAGTTAAAAAATGGGAGCAATGACCCCGCCAAGCAGGAAGTCGTGTTACAACTTCCGAGTAGTTGAGATAAACCGTGTTGTTGACGGCGATACTATTGATGTCACCATTGATCTTGGTTTTGACTTATTCAAGAAAGAAAGAGTTAGAATTGCAGGCGTTGATACGCCAGAGAAAAGAACGAGAGACCTTGACGAGAAAGCACTAGGTATTGATGCTACAAACTGGATGAAAGAAAAACTAGAAGGTGCAGTTCATGGAGACGATGATCTCATCATTCGAACTGAACTGGTTGGTGGTATGGGTAAGTACGGTCGCCTTCTTGGTTGGTTATATATCGGAGATGCGGAAATATCATTGAATGAACAAATGATTGACGAAGGATATGCCTGGGCGTATGATGGTGGCACCAAGCAAAAGAACTTTGAAGAACTTCGCGAAATCCGCAGGGCACATGGTACACTTGTTTAATTTTTTATTTGCTGTTACACTATGGGTACAAGTTCCTCAGTGGTCAGATGATTGGAGTCATTGTGCTGTTGATGTTCCTGATGCATCTTGCCACTGGTATATTGTTAACGCCGACAATACCTTTGGAGAGGGATTCGACTGGGAAACCGCACCGTGGTATTCGGTAGAAGGTCTACAGGATATTGCAAATTTGCATGATGATGTTATAGATAGTGGGTATCAATATACTGTTGAGGCACTTAACAATGCAAAAAGTAATTAATGTACTCGCGTTGTCGTCTTTTGTTGTATCTGCTGCCGTTGTTAGTGGCGGCGTGTATGTTTATCTTAACAAAGATGCAATGATTGAAGATGTAAAGGAAAGAGTCACAACTGCTGCTACAGAAGCTATCGCAGGAGCACTTCCTGGAATGTTGGATGCAGCAATGCCTGAACTTCCTAATGTAACTGGTGGTGTTGTTCCAGTTGGTGAAGGTAAAGGAGGTTCTGTTCCAGGAATGAGACTTCCCTGATGGCAGAGATTCGTGATATTCGTAATGTGGAAGTTCGTGATATAAATGTCCCTAGTTGGATGACTGCCCCACCAAGAATCCCATCTGCTCCTCCAGTGACGGTGCAGGTGGGACTTCCTGTTATTGATATTCCTGGATGTGTTGAGGCACACCTTGATAATAAGAAGGGAACCAATGATAAGTTGACTGAGGATGACCCTGATGGTGCTAGGGTCTTTTGTGATGGCAATATGCCATCGTTCAATCCTATTAACTACAACCCAGAAGAGTTGAAGTATGAGCAACCACCACCAAAACCTCCTGTCGTAAGACCACCAAAAACTCCTGCACCACCAGAGGTCCCTAAGGATGCTGTGCCTAAGACAGAAGAAAAAGAAGAAGTAGAATGTCCTCCTCCTAATGCACTACGGATTGGTGACGTGGCACAGAACCAGAAGGAGAGGGTGTCTGGTTATGAACTACAGAATGGTATCTGTGTGACTCTCTACGAAGATATTCCTCTGACTGCACAATACTTACCTACACCACAGGTTACTGCTACCACTGCTGCAATCGCTGTAACTGCTGCATCATCTGCTCTTCTGGCAAAACCACTGGCAGACTTACTACTTAAAGTATTCAAACCTGTAATTAAAAAAGTAATTACAAAGGTATCAAAACTTAGGGGGAAGAAGGTAAAGATCGACTCTTTAAAGGAGCGCCGAGATCTTCAGCGCGAACGCTCACAGGCGATTCGGACTTTGCGGAGGATGAAGGACGGGAAATAGAGTGAACGTGTGGTGCGATAGTGGTAACATTATCAACTACTACATCGGCACATATAGAATAGTATGGACTCTTTGGATGAAAGCGAATTCCTTTCTTCATCAAATCACCACAATTCTTGAGTCTGGCTATTTCAAAATCCAACCTCTTATTAGCAGTTAGTTGTTGCTGCAATGCAATCTGAGTTGCCGCTGCTTTTTTACACTGGTCTTGTAAGTCTTTATCCAAAGGTGTACTCCAAGTCATGGAGAAACCTACGGATATGTTACTATTATTTTTCTGTCCCGTTCTAGTCGGTACGTGATATAAAATATCTCCTGGATTATCTGGAGCTCCGTCTCCCGTGGGATTACCATTCGCATCAAAGTCGCCTGTCAGGTCACGCATATCAAATACGGGATCCATATAGATGTCTTCATATGGATGTTGTTGAGAAAGTGAACCTGTAACGAAGGGAGTAAAGTTTACGGTAGGACCCTGACACTGGATCCCTCCCCCGTAAGTATTGGTGATATAGGGACCTTGTAATACTTGGATCGCCTGATTGGTCACTGAGCCTGAACTATTTGCGATTGGAGATGCAGTAGCAGATACGCCACCAACACCTTCTGCTCTTACGGGTGCCGCAAATAGTAATGCGATTATTGCTGGAAGATACTTGTAGTGTCGGTTACGCTTGTAACGGTTGTCTCCCTTTGGATAATCGTGTGATTGCTTAAACCTGGACCAGAAACTGTTTGTGTAAACTGAAACGCCGCTCCTGGTGTTGTTTGTTTGAATGTTGGTGTCGCTGTGACCCCTGTCCATTTTGAATTCACTCCTTCAATTGATACATTAACATCACCTGTTGTTGGTGATAAAGTTCCACTGGTTGGTTCTACTCCACTGCCAGTTACAGAATATTGATATCCTGTATTATAATCCATAGAATTAATTGTTTCAGTCACGGTAGAAGTTGTCTCCGTGTGGCTAGTCATTGAGCCCTGTGTAAAGTTCGGGACTACCGGAACGCTGTATGCGGGTTGTACTAATCCATGAACGATACCAAGAACCAACCCTAGCCCGATTGCTTCTTGTAGTCTAGTCATCAGTCAATAACGGTAACTTCCGTGACGAACTGGGCAGTTACACTTGTACCAGCACCTTGAGTAGTACCAGTGACTGTAAGACCATG